CGTTCCCGCATTGCTGAATCTTTGCCGCGTGTCCGCAAGCCATATACGCGAATTTGCAAAAACGCATATATATCCCTGATACCCGAACACTCTCGGTGCGCCTATACTGCTGCCCACGGTATTGTTGATGTCCGCGCAAAGCAACCTGTCCACCATCGAACTGCGGTGCTGTATCGAAGCCGTTGACGTCAGATCCGTTGACACTATGGCTTTCAGCCCGCTTGCGGAAAGGAACACGGGTTCACCGTCAACATTGACTGCCGAAAGTTCGTTGAACGCGCCCACATCGTGAAGCCCGTATATCGACGGATATATTCTCGGCGTCAGGTCGGATTCGTTGTCCTGCGGAGAATGAAGAAATATTCCGCTCTCTCCCCGCACATCCTGTTTCAACGCAACAATGTACTTTCCGCACGCAAGCAAATCCTTAACACCCGCGCCGCCGTGGCTGTCCGTCACATAATCCGTGTCCGCCCAGTAAAGCGGGTTGCCCGCTCTCGACCAATACAGGCGGTTTTGTTTCCGCCCGTCGCATACAGCCGCAAAAACACGCTCGTCGAAAACAACAAAACGCCGCATATCAAAAACGGTGTCGTTTTCGCAGGAACCGCGGTCAAACAGTACGCGAAACTCCGTTCCCGCGGCAGGCGCTTTTCCCTCGGCAAAAACTATCCCGGCAGCGCCCACCGTCACATCGGCCGTCTGTTTTGTCCACACGCCCGAAGCCGAAAGCAGATACACGGCAGCGGAAACGCCGCTCCCCGCATTCAGGTATTTCAATGTTTCCGCTTCCGCAAGATATTCAACGGTATAATACCGAGACATCATATTGTAGGGTATATTGCTGTTAAAGCCCCCGTTGCTGTTGCCGTTGATACCCACGAGCGGCGCCGTGTTCTCGTCCGGATATGCGCCCGAGGCAGGCAATGAACCCGAAAATGTGCCGACAACGGGAACCCCGTTCTCGCCGATGTAAAAATATATGATTTTTTTCGTGCCTTTGTCGAAGAAATAAAAAGTGTTGTCGTATATAACCGCAGACATACGCACATTGTTTCTGTCCGCTTTTTCCGCTGTCAGTTCCTGCGAAATAACAACAGCGCCGGAAGACGGAACAATGTTTCCGTTTGATATTGTAAAAGCCTCCGACGCAGTATATTTCCACCAAAACAGCACCTGCCCCATGCGGACAACATATCCGCCGCCGAACTCCGACATCTGCACAAGCCCGCTCATTATGTTTTTGCCGTCAACCGTTACAGCCGAAGTGTCTATCGTGAATTTTATTCGGCTTCCGGGACGGGACGAAAGACTTACGCCTCCGTCCGCGCCGTAATCTTTCCACACGTTCACAAGCAGCGGCGAACGCGATTCGTCCATAACGGAGCCTTCGTTCATCAGGTCAAGCCCTTTTATAACACTTTGCCTGCGAACAGCCGTTTCCGCATAGTCTCTGTAATTGTACATTCTCGTTCACCTCTTACGCCAACCACCCGTGCGTGTCTTCAAGTTCCGTTTGTATCGGATTCGAACGAACGCATTGCGCAAGTTCGGCGTCAAACTTATTCCGCAGTATAACGGAAACCGACTTGTCGTTTCCGAGATATATTTCGGACGCTATATAGAAAGCCATAAGGTGAACCATATCGTCGGGCATATCTATTTTTGCGTCGTCGGAAGTATTCTCCGTTATCCTCTGCGGATATGCGACATAGCAGACTTCATAAAGTCCCTCGCGCTCGAATGCGATTTCACTTTCGGACAGAACGGAATAGAACTCCGTATTCACGGGTATTCCGTCAACAAGCACGGGGTGTTTTTCCGCGAATGCCAAAAAGTCATCGGTTATTTTGTTCATATCATAGCGCTGTGCGGGCGCTGCGGACGGTACGTCGTCGGAAAACAGATACGGATATATGCCGAGATTGCGCACCGAATACGCAAGGTCTCCCGTAAAGAGCACGTCTACGGTGTCGTCTTCCGTACTCTGCGGCGTGGTTGCCGTGTATCTTATATATTGCCCGTCGCTTTCCATATCAACCTGTTCGAGCGGAACACCGTCCTGCGAGATATAGCACGTTCCCGTCCCGTCGCACTCGAATGTGATGCCCCGAAAGAACGGAAAAGACATTTCAATGTCGCTTGCTTCTCTGCGAAACTTCGTATTCGTCGCCATGTTCGGCAGTTTGCGGACGTTGATTCTCTCAATCTTTATTTTCTGCGCAACCGTCGTCGCAAGTTTCAGCATCGCCTGATTCGCCGCGTCATACATCTTCGGCAGATATTCTTTTTCAAAAACTTCTTCGCTCGGTTCGTCTATCTTCATCCGAACGCTTCTTTTCAGTTCTTTCCAGGTCATATTCTTTCCTCTTTCCAAAGAGGCGGCAGCCTCTGTTGTAAAGACCGCCGCCGAATCACATAATAATTATTTGCCGCCGCCGTTACGAAGGTCTTCCCCTTTGTGTACAATGGTCTGACCTTTCGATGTGCCGGGCTTGATGGGCGCATCAACTTTCTGATTTCCGTTGTTGCCTATCTTGCCGATGTACGGCGAACAATTTCCGTTACTTGCCATAGCAAAAACTCCTTTCGTCCTGTCGGCAAAGCGGAGCGGCAGTGTCACAAACCCGCTTCGCCGTGCCGACATCTTATCTTACGCCATCGCCTTTTGTGGCTTACTCCGTCGCCTTTCCGCCGCTTACGCCGCACCTCGCAGAAAGCGTTCCGCTTCTCTGCGAACAGCCATGCGCGTGCCGCAAAGCGGCAATTTCGCGCGGCGTATTCAATCACTCCCCATCGAGACTTCTCTCTTTCGGAAACCGTCTCGCCCGCTTGCGGGCATATCCCGTCATTGAGTTTTCTCAATCGGTCATGCGCTTGCGAAAAAGCTTGATACGAATTGTGTTCGGCGTACGCCGTCGCACTTCGTCCCTTACGCCAACGTTGTGCCTCCGCTTACGCCGCACCTCGCAGAAAGCGTTCCGCTTCTCTGCGAACAGCCATGCGCGTGCCGCAAAGCGGCAATTTCGCGCGGCGTATTCAATCACTCCCCATCGAGACTTCTCTCTTTCGGAATCCGTCTCGCCCGCCTGCGGGCAAATCCCGTCATTGAGTTTTCTCAATCGGTCATGAGCTTGCGCAAAAGTCTTGATACGAATTGTGTTCGGCTTACGCCAACGTTGTGCCGCCGCTTACGCCGCACATGGCAAAAGCGCGCCAATCGTTGAAGCCCGCACCGAAGCGCTGACGACCTTTCCAGATGTTGTTGTCGGTCGCTTCGTCAACAATGGACTTGATGATAAGCGGGGTTCTGTCGAACCATATCGCGCCGATGTTGTCCCTGTTGTAACGAGAGGACATAACTATCCACGGACTTGTTCCGGACGCCGCCTGCCAATAAGGATTGACAATAACCGTCCACCTGCCGAACTGATAGTTCATTCCGTTGTTCGATGTCGCGGGGTCTTTGTCTGCGCCGATAGCCGCAAAAACACTCTTTTTCAGAGCCGCATCGTTCGGTATGATTATGGTATCTGGCGTCACGTCAAGAATGTTTCCGTCGTCGTCCTTTGCGTTCTGCATCGCGGTCTCGACAAGCCCCAGCGCGTCAACGGAAAACGCGTTGGCATACAAATTCGACTGTTTGAGTTTTGCGCTCGTTTTGGACGGGTGTTCTTTCGCAAACAGCGCCACGCCGTCCGCCGAAGCGGTATCAAACTTTCTGCCCCTGTATGTAATTGCCGTTGCGGTCGCTTCGGTCAGAAGCTTTGTGCCGAAATTGACTTTTGTTCTCTCCCAGCTCGTTATAAAGCCCGTCGGCTGTTTGCGCAGGTTGAGAACCTGTCCGTCTTCCATCGCCTTTTCAGTGATCTGGAAAGCACTCTTCCATTCAACGTGTTCGATGGTCTTTGAGTATCCCTCCTGATTTCCGACAACGGGATATGTGCCGCCCTCTTCCACGGGGGTGGGACCGTCCATCGCGGTCATCGAAGAAATCTTTTCGGCGAAGTGTTTCGAAGTGTCCTTGCAAAATACGTCGTCGATGAAGTTATGCTGTTCAAATGCTTCGACTTTCTTTTCGATAAGCATCTTGATAGGCTCGTAAGACTTGCCGAACACGCTGTCATTAAGTCCCGAACCCTCGGTAAAAATTACATTTGCCGCCATTTTTCTCTCTCCTTTACATTAAGTGTTTGAGCTCGCCGGTGTCGGATGCTTAAAGCATACGATATAGCCGTCTTCAAGCGCTCTGTTGACAACGACCGCCGTTCCCGCAGTCTTTGCCAAAGTTACGCCGTCCGTCGAAAGCGTGTAAGCCTTGCCCGGTTTGATGTCGGACGCGGTAACTCCGCTTGCGGGTTCGATGTAGTATTCCGCATCTTCGGACACAACTTCGACAAGCACCTCACCGCCTGCGGCAACGGTCGCCAAAGCGATCCCCTCGGGCTTTTTATCTCCCGCGGCGGGCTTAACGCCTGCTTCGTCAAGATAAACGCCTGCGCCGCGAGTGATTGCAACCGCAGCGGCTCCCAAATTTCGCAGCGCGGGGTTCGCGCCTTTGAGACTTCTGAAAAATTCCATCTTCTGTTCTCCTTTACTTCTTTTTATCTTTTGAATAGTGCCGGGCGATCTCCTTATCTGTCACGTCCGGATTGAACGCTCTGTACTGCTCATACACGGCCTTCGGTATGGTAACGGCATTGCCGCCGCCCGACTTGCCGACGCCTTTCTGATGTTCTTTGTTGCTCATGTTTCTGACCGCTCTCCTTTCCGCCGCTCTGATGTCCGCGCTGACAGTCTGCTTATGCCTGTGCTCGTCTATTTCCTGCGCGTGCGAAACCTCAAACGCGTCAAGCGCGGTCATTTTATCTTCGTTATACTGCATAACGCGCATAAACTTTTCGCCGAAACCGTCAACACTCTTTGCTTCGTTCGCCGCCCACGGATATTTCATCACAACAAGGTCATAATCCGCCTGACGCTTTTCGCGGGCAAATTCGGCGGCGTATCGAGCCGCGTCCCCGTTTTCCTGCTGCGTTCCGTCAAAGCCCGAAGCAAGCGCTTCCGAATTGTTTTCGTCATAACCGACAAATCTCAAAGCCTTGTTTTTCTGCTCGATTATTTTATCCTTTTCGGCGAGTTCTCTTCTCAGCCTTTCGATTTCCGCTTCGTCCGTTTTCTTTTCATTTCCCGCGTCAGTCTGTTGCCGAGTTTCCTCCGTTAAGGCGGCACCGTCCTCCGCAGGATCTTCATTCGCTTCATCTTCGTCTGCGGTCTCCGCCCCGTCCCCGTCTTCGTCAAGTTCGGCGTCCTCACTTTCATCTTCGTCATCGTCTTCGATAACAGCCTCGATATCTTCTTCCGTTTCTTCCTCTTCCCTGATTTCGAGTTCATCGTCGTCGATGTTAATGTTTTCGTTATCCATTGTGTCTGCTCCTTTTTTTTATTTCATCGGCTGCCGCCGTTGATGTCTTTTCGGTTCTTTGCTGTCCGGGCATTTTTAACATTCCCCGTGGGGAATAGGAAAAAATTTTCCGTCTTTTGCGTTCCGGGCATTTTTAACATTCCCCCGATTATAACAATCCCTGTGCCTGCTGTATAAGCGCCGCGGTCTCTGCATCATCCGCATCATACGTTCCGTCCGCCGTCTCATCTGCCGTGCCCTGCGCTGTCCCGTCCGCGGCAAGTTCACCGCCCTGCATCTGCGCCGCCTGCGCCTGCTCAGCCTGCGCCTGTTCCGCCTGTGCCTGCTGCATCTGCACGAACTTGTCCGCGATCTTCTTCGCACCGGGATAACCCTGTTCCGAAAGAGATTCCCAATACACTTGAAGCGTCGCGGGGTCTTGCGGGCTTCCGTATGCACCCGTCGCAAAGTTGTTTCGTATCTCTTCCCACATCGCCTGTCGGTCATTCGTGTACGCCGCCGTGCTGTCAATGTCGATAATATAATCATCGTCGTAAACGTATTCACCCGTCACGGGGTCAACATCAAGGAAGTCATAGCGTGAAAACTTGTATGTCTTCTGCCCGCCGCTGCCGTCGTCGCCCCGAACCTCGATACTCTCGTCGGCAAACGCGAGCATAAGCTGAAACACCGCGGTATATATCCGCACATACGCGCTCTTTTTGTTTTCGCGCTTCGACGAAAAGCGTCCCGCCGCCTGCGATATGGACGCCTGTTTTGCCGTGCCCGACGTCGCCGTGCTGTCCTGTTTGCCCTGAAAACTGTCAGTTACGCCGAGCGTGGACTGCGCGTCCTTGTAGATGATGTCAAGCATCGTCAGATCCTGCTGTATCGACGGTTCGAGCGTTATTGCGTTTATCATCTGCATTTGAGCAACATTGTCAACAAAAACCAACTTATCCTCTCTGTCGGAGGTCTCTATCTTCACGCCTTTCGGCAAAGTGAGAACCGAACCGCCTTTGAGAAGTTTTTCCATGATTTTCGTAAACAGAATGTTGTACGCTTTCTGCTGCGGATATATAACGTCAACGTCGTTGTCTCCGAGAAACTTGCCGTACACGGAAACATTCTTTCGGTTTATAACGGGCATAAGGTCGGGAACATAATATTTTATTTTCGTCTGTACGGTTTTCGCCTTTGCTATCCTTGTCCCGTCCACGTCAACAACTTCCTGTTCGGGGTTTCCCTCATCGTCAAAAACGGGCGTCTGCGCTTCGATACGGCTCCCGTCCGAAAGAATAACGGGCGCGTCGATAACTTCATAGTCTTCCGTTTGCTTCACAAATTCACGGCAACCGCATACGCACGTTCCGTCTTCGGCTTCATATTCGGGCTTGCCGCACTTTTTGCACACTTTGCCCTGTCGGACGTAATAACTCTCAACGTCTTCGAGCACCGTGTCCGCCGCCCATGAAAACACGCCGAGTTTACCGCTTTCGTTTATGTAATACGCCGTTATCTGCACTATCGTTTCTTCGGGGTTGTCCTGCGCCGAGCTTCCGAGCGTCTCGAATCCCTCCGCCGTCGTTGCGTCCTCGTCAAGCGTAACGCCGTATTTCTTCTCGATATTTGTCTTTGTGTCCGTGTACTTAACAAATATGTAATCCATATCCGCAATATCGCACAAACCCGCCTGCGGCACAACATCGTCCGGGTGAAGCAGACGCACATTCGGCAGTCCGCAATAGTTTTCGGTCTTTATCGTGTTGTCCCAAAAGACAACCGGAAAGGTCGAACCGTGTATCTTCGCAACACGTTCGTCAAGATCGTTAAGCTTTGTCAGGTCAACAACCTTCTTCCACGCATTCAAAAACGCTTCGAGCATTCTCGCGCGGTTCTGTTTTTTCTCGTCGTCGGTCGGCGCAATGACCTTCGGCGCGGGAATGGACGTGTCAATCTGCGTTTCGATAAGTTCAAACGTCAGATTTCGCCCGTATGGCGCTTCCGCTTTCGTCACATTGCCGCGGCTGTCATACACGGCAGTCGTGCCGCCGTATATCGCGTTGCGTCTCTCTATGCCCGCCGTCGCGTCCCGGTAAACATCGGCAGCGCGTCTGAACCGCTCCTGCCACATCCACAATTTATCTTTGTTTTCGTCCGTCATATCCGTTTTTCTCCCTCAAATTCCCAAACGTTTGGGATTTTCAAATCTCGAACAATACTTATTTCCGCCCGCCGCCGCAAACAACCTTTTCCGCGTTACGGCTTGCCCCACTTTTCAACCATCGCCGCACGGTCTTCGGCGCTTCCGTTCTCATAATCTTCGAGCATATCCGCCGTCCATTTTATTTTTTTGCCGACGTCCTTTTCTTCTCTCTCAAAACTCTGCTGCGGTCTGATATAATGCGCAATGGCAAGCGACATAACGCAGTCGTCGTGTTCTCCCTCCATTGCTTCGGGACGCCCTTTCTCATTGCGAACGAACGTCAGCATTTCTTCTATCGTCTTTGCGTCGTTAAAAAGTTCGACGCGCTCATTCGCAACTTTCGCAAGCATTGAAATAATGACCGGACGCGTCAGCTGCGTCGTCTTAAATCCGTAAGACTGCACTATTCCGTGCGTAAAACTGTCTTCGCGTTCACGCACATATTGCTTTTCGTAGCCGAGCCGTTCAAGTTCCTTGATGATGTATGTATTAAAATTCGATTCCACGCCGATAAGCGCATAATTATAATATTTGCCGAGACAATACAGCTGCCGCACAAAATCGTCCTCGCCGTATTGCAGACGCAAAACCGCAACCTGTTCGCCGCTTGTGTTGTCGAGCACCTGCGCCACATAAAAGTCGCTGCCCTCGCCCGCCGTGTCCGCCCCGATAACATACGGCACACCCGCCCGGACATCGCGATATATTTTCACAAAGCCGTTATCATCGCTTTCGAACGTCGCGTTTGATATGCCCGAACCGTCGTAAGCATACGAAAACGAGCCTGTACGGAAAGGACTTGACAGCAAGGACAACCGCGCCTGCAAATTCCGCGCGTTGAAAACGCTGTAACCAACTACGCCCCATTGTCCAAGACAGTAAACGTCATAATAGTATGGGTCGCTGTCCTTATAACTTTCAAGCAGTTTGCGGTACTCGTCCTCGATAAAATCGTTATCCTTGTATGTCGTCTTAACAACCGTCATCGCGTCGGTCTTGTTGTCCACAAAACGCTTTTTAAGCCAATGCGAAACGGTTATCGGGTTGAATGAAAGCACAATTTGTTTTCGGCTTTTGCCGCCGCGCAGACGTATATCAAGCTGGTTAAAACTCTTCTCCGAGATCTCTGACGCTTCCTCCACCCATACGTCCGTCAGTTCGCCAGACGGGAACGTTATGGATTTTATCTTTTCGGGGTCGTCAAGACCTTTAAAAATAACCGTGTTGGAGTTCTTCGCGCACGTTATCTTCATCTCGCCCTCGGATATGCGAAAAAGGCGGTCAAGCCCCCACCTCGATATGATTTGTTTGAACAGCGCAAAGGTTGAATTTAGGTTGGTGTCCGCAACCTGACGCACAACAAGCAGATTGCATATAGGCTCCGTCATCAAACGGATGAGAAAACGCTGTACGACAAAAACGCTTTTCCCGCTTCCCGCGCCGCCGTAAAGCACAAGATAACGTGTCCGACAGTCCAAAAGCGGCAGATAAACGCGATTGAATACGCGCTTGTCAATATTGACATTCATGTCATTCGCCCCTCTTCCGCCTGTCTCTCCCTCTCCTTTTCCGCTCGCCAAGCGGGCAAAAATGTTTTTCACTCACCCGCTTCGGTATATCCTTAAAGCACATTCCCTTTTCGTTCTTTTCTTCCCAAAAGAAAAAGAAACGGCAATCCCCGCACATCATAATTCTTTTTTATACTTCGTCTGTAAAATTAACCGTAGTCATTGAACGTTACATTTATCTGCTCCGCTCCGAGACCTTTATTTTCTCTCTCGATAGCCGCTTTCTTGTCAAGCAAGATCCCGAAAGTCCTTGTCAAATCCGACAGCGTAACCTCTTTTTTTTCTTTTTCATCTCTCATAAACTGCTCCGAAAGTTCACGGAACAGGTTCTGATACGCAAGGTTCATTACGTCATCAATCTTTTCCGTCCTCGCAGAAAACGTTTACATTTTCTGCGAACAGCCATGCGCGTGCCGCAGCGCGGCAATTTCGCGCGGCGTATTCAATCATCGCGCGGAATCCGAAGAGTACTCCGTCTTGTCCGTCCTATTTTTCCGAAGCGAACGCCGTCTTATCAGCCGTAATCATTAAACGTTACATTTATCTGCTCCGTCCCGAGACCTTTATTCTCTCTTTCGATTGCCGCTTTCTTGTCAAGCAAAATCCCGAAAGTCCTTGTCAAGTCCGATAACGTAACCTCTTTTTTCTCTTTTTCATCTCGCATAAACTGCTCCGAAAGCTCGCGGAACAGGTTCTGATACGCAAGGTTCATCACATCGTCGATTTTTTCCGTCATCGCGCGCGCGGAATCCTCGCGAAGTTTCGCAAACTTTTCGTCGCTTTTGTACTTTTTCACAATGTTTCTGCAAGTGCTCTCCGGAACCCCCGCCAGCCTTGCAACCGCAGACATATTCTCAGGTTCGGAGGCATACGCAACCATAACCGCGACTACCGTCGCCATTGACGTCCTTCGTCCTCGCAAACTTCGTTCAAACTCCTTTCCGCGCTGTATTTATATATAAAAATAAAAGCATTTTGCCGTTTTTAATTTGCTGTTTCCGGGCTTTTCCCTCTCTATTGTTTCTGTTTTTCTTCCGCTTCGCTCGTGCTCTCGGCGTGGGGAAAAATCGGAAAAAACCCACACGCCGACCGCACGGCGCGACAGCGCGCCTAAAACGCTGTCACTTAAAGAAAGGTGATTATAGGCTGAGGCTACCCGAGCCCTTTTCGGTTTTAACGGGCTGATTTTCGCCCTAACTTTCGCAAAAGCCTTGTAAATACGTCAAGTATTCACTTCGGCTTCTTTGTCGTTATGCCAAAAATCCGCACCGTAAAAACTGCACGCACCCGCCGCAGAGAAATTTTCGAGGAATTTTTTCTTTTTGAGATGCAGACGGGCTGGCGCCCGCCAAGACGAAAAGAGAGAAAATAACCGAAAATAGCCTGTGTCGGGCGATAAGGGTTCGGGTAGCTTCAGCCTAACACCGTATGGAGGTATAAATATGACCCGCACAGCCTGTCAAACCGTGCAAAACCCGAAACCGCATCACACGGGCAGCCCGCCCCTTTGAAAAAGTACCGTGTGTTCTTTACCCCGACAAGGCGGCAAACGGAAAACCCGTCAAAAATGCCGCCGCTTGCCTATCTTGCACCCCCACTTTAATAAAAAAAGTGTATCATCGGGGAACACTTTTTAACAGTTCACAATTTGTTCAATATTTTTTTCTCAAACCCCTTGACATTGGCGTGCCAATGTGGTATAATATATTTGCAAGGGACGAGAAAGCCCCTGAAAACAAAAGGAGATAAAGAAATGACAACGCGAATCTATCTGACAGAACCTACAATGAAATCAAAAACCCGTTTGACCTCAAAAGAGGTTGCACCTCGTTCGATGATATCGACCTCCCTGTGCTGCAAGAGTTCGAAACATGGGAATCAGGACTGAAAGTTCTTAATTCAAAAAAATCTTCCGTCAGCAAAAACAGCGGCGCTGCGGGAGTCTTCTTCTCCGTCCACGAATATTGGCTCATCAAAGAAGAGTTCGAGACGGACGAAGACGGCGACGCAGTCGGCACGATCGACATAAATGCAGAAGCCTGTCCTTTCGCGAAGTTTGACGTTGACAACGACGATATGCAGACACTCGCAACTTTCGATTCTTACGCGGAAGCGGACGCATACATCGAGGATCACGAAGATTTCGACAACGGCGAACACGTCGTTATCGCATAGGGTGACGAACATGGCATTCAACCAGAAAGAATATATCAACGCATACAAGCGCGAACGTTACGCAAACATATCCATTCGCATAGATAAAAACAAAGCCGCAGAATTTCGGGCGCTCTGCACGGAACGAAACGACCGAATCAAAGACATCATAGAAGAGGCAATAGACCGCTACATTACCAAAGCAAATAAGGAGAAGATAAAAACTATGAAAAAAGATATTCTTGAAAAAAACGTAAAACAGATCACCGAATACATATCCTTGAAAGGCAAGATAATTCCGCGCATTGAGAAAGGACGCGACGAAAAACATACTTTCCTGTTCGGCGTGTACGGTCCCGAGGGTGTGGGACTTATCTCTCCCTGTAACTCTATTGAAGAAGCCATTCTTGAAATTGAAAAATGCAAAAAAGAAGACGACACAAACAATTACGAATACGGTCAATTCGACTATCTTGCACGGTGTAGCGTCTTAACCGCTGACGATGATAAACGTGAAGTCGTATTCGACGGAACTGGATATATTGACTTGATTTAATTTCAACCAAATAACAAAGAAAGAGCAGAACGTTCAGTTCTGCTCTTTCTTTATTCCCGTCCCTCGATAAGGAAATCCGTCGTTGTCCCGAGCACTCTCGCCGCGCGGGATATGAACTTCACGGACGGCGTCCGCTCCATAGCAAGAATATGCGTCACCGTCGCCCTCGGCATTCGCACCCGCCGCGCAAGTTCAGCCGTAGTCATTCTGTGCTCGCGCATAAGAAGGCGCACGCGGTCGGTAAGCCCGTATACAAGATACATCAGACCGTCTCCGACTTCTTCTGCTTGTCCGTGCGGTCTACGGTTATATAATTTGCACAGCCTTTAACCGTCAGCACGGTTCCGTCCACCGTCAAAGATACTTTATCCGCGTCCTCATAGCCTATAAGGCTGCATGCATTCGCAAGCAGGTCAAAAACTTCGGGCGGAAGATCTTGACACATTCCATCCAGCGTTGATACCGCTCGCGCTATTTTGTCTTTTCGCAGACACTCTGCCACCGAGAGTTCACAGTCGCAGCGTCCGCCCTCGATATGTAACTGTCCGCAGAACGGGCAAGTCTCCATTCCGTCCTCAACCTCGATTTTCTTATCATTCGTTGCTTCGCTCATTGCTTTATCTCCTTTCAGTCTCGGATTATACCGAGATATTTTTCAATTTCGTATTTCGCCGTTTCAAAACCGTAGCAGACCGCGCACTTATAGCCGGCAAGCATAAGACGCTCTATCCATTCATCTTGCGATGCAGACGTCTTATTCTTTCCGACCTTCATTTCGATAAACAGCCCGTGAAAGCCGCTTCGCGCCACGGCAAGCATTATGTCGGGCACGCCCGCTTTCACTCCTGCCGCTTTCAGCCGCGCCGCTTCGGTTTTACTGCGTAACCCGCCGTTCGGCACGGCAAACAGATTTTTCAGTTCCGGATGCGCCGCCGCTTCATAAAACGCCCATGTAAACAAGTGCGTCTGCTCAATTTCTTCTTGTCTTCTCACTTCATCACCTCGTTTCTAACCCGCCCACACGTCGGCAGACCACGCGGGGATATGACTTTCATCGTCTGTTTTATACATCACGACAGATAAATACCAATTCGCATTGTACTCATTCCACCTCGGGAACGCCCTCACAAACTTATATCCCTTGTATCTCTTTTCCCAGAACTCCGCATCGTCAACGCGGTCGGCACACCATTTCTCAACCTGTCGCTTTGTCACGCCGCCGTCTTTGATTTTCACTTTCGGTTCTTCAATATTTCGTGAATAGATTATTCTCTTTTTGCCCGCGCATTGCTTCGAGATATATCGCGCCGCCGCTTCGGGACCGAACGTGTCCGGACGAAATCTGTCGCAGTTCACGCGTTCTCCCTTGTTCCACAGGTTCTCCATCGCCGAGCGAGAAAGCCCGCCCGTGATAAACAGGTGATAGTGATAGTTCGTCTGTCCTTTTTTCTCGCCCGTCTTGTATGTAACCTCTTCTATGGCTATCGCGTACTTCAAAGGCGCGGACAACTTTTCCGCCGTCCGTACAAGGCGCGATAAAGTCTGCTCGATATACTTATTCGGCGCAACACGGCAAAGCGCTTCCGCGTCTTCGATGCTCTGTTCCACCTCGCGCAGTTTTCTTTTCCGCGCGTCGCGCACGCGGCGAACATAGTTTCTGATGTTTTTCTGCGCTTCGTCCCAATCTTTCGGCGCCTGCGCCTGCGCATACGTCGGATGCATCAGGTAGTCCCCGTCGTCGAAGTTGGCATTGACAAGCCTTATAAGTTTTTTTATAGCCTGTTGTCGGTTATACTTTGCCTGTGCCGCCGAACTCTGCTTTTCTTTCGGCGCGCGCGTCGGCATCGCTCTGCCCGACCGAAAAACGGGAAAGAAATCCGCTTCGAGCAATCTGCCGCTTACGGTTCTTTTTTCTCTCTGCATTCTTCTTTCCCGCCTTTCTTTTTGATTTTATTTCTACGCGCCGAACACGGCGAACTTGTTCACGGTGTCGCTCACCGTCTCCATTATGCTGTTATACAGCGCGGTCTGCAAATACATTCTGCGATGTTTGATAAGCGTCTCCGTCTTTTCAAAAGTCCGTATAACCTGTAACACATTTTCATGCTCGATTTCGCCGTAAACTTCTTTCACGGTCTGCGTCGGCACCTGCCGCCCCTCTATTCTGACAAAGCCCTCATCGGGACGCACAAGCACGTCCGCGATTATTCGCGCAAGTTCAACGGCGAACGGTCTGTCTTCTTCATCGAAGCATTCAAGCTGTATATTTTCCGTCACCCTGTTCAGCACCGCCCGAAAGGACGGGACAGGACGGGACGGAGCAGCGCAGCGCGTTTTTTCATCTTCCGTTTTTTCAAAACTCCGCATTTTCAAAACCACCTCCGCATATCGTCCATTTAATACGATTGATTACAAGGTCGGAATAGAGCCGCCCCGCAGCTCCGTTTCCGCCCCGTATTCAACTGTCAAAGTGCATTATATATAATATGTAGACTTACCTTTCCACACAGAAGAGTGAACCGTGTGCCTTATCGCACTCATACGGCATTATCCCAACGGTGATATATCCTCCGTCGCCTGTCTCTTCGTTCGCAAGTTCTGCAAGCCTCGATGTACGAACCTCGAAATTGAGTTTCACTTCCCGACCTGCCTCCATACCCGACAGCATATTCATAAGTTCATATACTTTCATATTATATATCTCTCCTAAAACGGAAGATCCTCGTCATCAGCCGCCGCAAGGTCGGCAAGATATTCGTCCCCGTCTTTCTTCTCCTCTGCCGCCGCTCCTCCCGCTTCCGCAGACGCCGCCGCTTCGGGCTTGTCCCGCTTCGATTCGCCGAACTGTATTTCCTCGATAAAGACATCTGTCGTTTTGACCTTTTTATCCCCTATCGTCCGCGTCGCTGTCCGCAGCGTGCCGAATATGATTATTGCCGCGCCTTTCCGGAAATGCTTCCCGAGAAATTCCGCGCGCTCTCCGAACGCCACGCAGTCAATAAAGTCCGCCGCGCTCTCCGTCGCGTCTTTCGCCTTCGGGCGGTTCACGGCAACCGAGACACGGCTGTATGCTTTTCCGTTACCGCTCTGCCGCACTTCCGGGTCATACGTCAAACGTCCCATAACAACAACTTTGTTGACGTTCATATCTTTCCTCCTTTCAAATCTATAAACACTTCGCAATCCCCGAACTTGACGGCTTCATACTTCGACAAACGTCCGCGCAGAAACTCCGTCCTCTCTTTTTCCCTCTTCAAAAGCGTGTTCGCTTTTATCTCGCCGAGCGTCGCCGCTATTCCAAGTCCGCAAAACTCTTCCGCTTTCTTCTCCGCTATCTCCGCTTTCGCTTCCGCCCGCGCAAGCCTTTCTTTCAGCAGCCTGTTTTTCTCCGTCAGTTCCGCGTTGCGTCTTCTTAACTTGTTATACATCATTTGTCATTCCACCTTTCCATAATTTTTTTTCTACTTTCTTTCAAGACAAAAATCGATTCTTCCCTTTCTTGATATAAAGTTTGAAAACCGCTATACTTTTTCTCATCGACAAGTCGGTTTCTCCGTCGCCGAAAGCACGGAAATAAGCCGCAGAGGCTTCGGGGTTTTCAAACTCGTACAACTTTTCATAGTCATTGCAAAGGTCAGAACCGCAAATCCAATTGTCTGCGCCGCAACGATACATTCCGCGTTCTTCGGGGTTTACTTCCTCTTCGTATGTCCTTTTGGGAAAAATGGAATAATAAGTATCTCTAAAATTTTTCTGTGTCATCGCAAACCCATTTTCAGCCACGAACTTAACCCGCATGGGCTTTATCCAATCGTTGACCTTTACCAAGTCCCCGACCTCGATTGAATCGAGTACCGATTTGTTTATTTCGTTTGCCGAATAGCAAACATATCCTTGCTTTTTACATTTCATTTTTTTCACGCTCCTTCAACGCCTGTTTCGCTTCCTCGCGTGAGAAAAATACGGTTTTGCCGATTTCGTTAGAATTTATTTCGTGTACATATCTCCAAACAATTCCCTCTTTGATTTTCCACTCAACAAAAGTTGAGAACAACTCTACACGAATTGCTGTTACTCTGTATTCGCTGATAGTGCCTCTATCCGTCGGTTCATAAAGTATATCTCCCACCTTGCATGGCGGTTTCACCAATAAAGAACGGTCTTGAAAGTTTTCGCAAGTATCCTCTACATTATTTGTTTCAGCAATAATTCTCTTTTCCCCGTCGCTATCCTTTGTTTTCAAACGACCGGCATAGTAGCACACGTTATGATGAATGCAATCTCTACAAGTCATTTCCTCTTCTCCTTTTTCCACGCTTTAACCGCTCTGCGCAAAAACAACTTCGTTTTTCCGCAGTAATGACAATTTCGACACTCGACGTGCCACCACCACGGCAGAAACGCCGAAGCTGTATGCACGAGACGAATATACGTCGAACCGCAAGCGGGACAGCGAAAACACTTTGCTTTCTGTTTTTTGTAATTTATCATCTTTGCCGCTTCACGCAATCTCACAAATACGTTCCTCCCGAATAAGGATCACTTTCCCACTCCGCCCCGCACTTTGGACAGACATAACAGTCAATTACTGTCTGATAGTTATAACCATACCTTCTGTACGTTCTGGATTCTTTTCTGAATATTGAAGCAATATCTTTTGATTTATCCTCTATATCTTTCATTCCACAATGCGGGCAAACATTACAGCCTTTATTTGCTCTTTCTTTTTCAGTCTCAATAACACCTGTCTTAATTATCTTCATAGAGATTCTCCTTGTTTTATTTCTTTTCTGTAAACAACAAGCGTAGACGGAAACGGCGCGGAATTTTTGCGGCCTCCGAATTTCAAGCGTCCTTTGACAAATCTAACTTCTGCTTTCACGCTCCTTTCATAAAACACATCCAATGTGTCTTTGCCTGTTTACCGCTTTTATGTCCAAACAACGGGGTATGCCCGATAATATTCAAGATTTCTTTGACGGATATGTCGGTTTCCGACCACTTAAAAACGAGAGTTCCGTTAGATTTCAATACTCGCAGGCATTCGGAAAATCCTTTTCTCAACATCTCTCGCCAATTTCCTGTCAGTCGACCGTATTTTTTCGCAAGCCATGAATTTTTGCCAACGTGAACAAGATGCGGCGGGTCAAAGACCACAAGATAAAAGGTTTCGTCTTCAAAAGGCAAATCAGTGAAGTCGGCTACCGTATCGGGCTTAACGGAACAGTATCGAATCGCCTTTCCGTCCCCCGACTTCCATATCTGCGCGTCTTCAAACTCTCGGCAGTCCACAAACTCAACATCGGGATTTTTTTTGTCAAACCAAAACATTCGAGATCCGCAGCAAGCGTCAAGAATTCTTTTGCTCATTGCTTTCACGCTCCTTCAACGCCCGCCCACTTTAACGCTTGACCGCATTCGTCGCAGTACTTCGGCATTTCCCACGCCATAGCGTCAATATATCCGACATATCTACCGCAAGAGGGACAGTTATAAGATATTCCGTCGCCCCGTTCAACGGGCTTTCTCGGTGTCTGCTTTTTAAGTGCTTCAACCCACTTATCAATATTTATAAAATCCGCGCAAGGCTCTTTTTCCAAAAGTCTGCTTCCGTTTGCATATCGGCAAACGCCGAAAGACCGACAGTCTTTACAGTACATTTTTCTTCTCCTCCCTTACAAACCGACAAAGTTTCTCCGAAACTATTTCCGCGGCTTTTCTGAACGGAATCTCTTTTACGCCACCGAGCTCGGTTCTTTCAATAAAAAATCCGTTATATTTATACGGTCTACTCTGCATTGCCGCATACAGTAGTGCTTTTAAGGCAAGACGTTCGGTGTCAGTTTCGAAAGAACAGTTTTCTTGATAATCTTCAAAATGTTCACCGGGCTTACACAGTTTGTGATATTTACAATCTCTACAAGTCATTTTCTCTTCTCCTTATTCCAACTTTTAACCGCTCTGCGCAAAAACAACTTCGTTTTTCCGCAGTAATAACATTTCTGACACTCGACGTGCCACCACCACGGCAGACGCGACGATGCACTATGCACAAGAAGAAGACACGTCGAGCCGCAAGCGGGGCAGCAAAAACACTTTGCTTTCCGTTTTTTGTAATTATTCATCTCCCGCACACGATCGCCGAAAGAATGATAAGCCCTATCACCGCAACCGTCAGCGCGGCGTCCTTATACTTTCCGATTCTTCTTAACATATCCATGTCCTCTCTTTCCGTATATGTATGTTTTAGTTGCCATGTTTGTTTACCTCGTTTCCCCAGACATCCCAGCCCGGTGTTGTATTCCTTGCAAAAAGCTCTATGTAAGAGTTGTCCCCCCCCCCATAAGCTCCCGGATCTTATCTCGCGTAATATCCGGCTTTTGGGAATGGGCACGCAACGGTGCAAAAATAAGTTGGCTTACGCTGTTGCTTGCCCTGTGGGGTTTACCCTTAACGGCTATAAGGCATGGCTCTGTGTTTCCCCTTGTCCAACGCCCAAGACCAAAAAAGTAACCGTCACCACTGCGGTTTTGTTTTACCCACTGAAAGCCGATGCTTTTATACTTAAAGCCCCACGCCTCAATTACTTTCAATGCCTCTTCGAGCTTAGGGTAAGTTGCCCAAAGGAAAAGCACGCAGTTATCAGCCGCCAGATCCTGCACCGGCAGGCTGCATATATCCTCAATACGCATTGTGGGGTAGTGGTCGGCGGCATTGCCTTTGCATCGCTCGTCCCGGTATTTCCACGGTGGATCTGCGTATATAACGCTGTATTTTTTATTTGGAAAAGGTATCATAAAATCAGTCTCCTTTCTTTTTCACTCCGTCAACCTCGATTTCGTCCACGTCGTCCCAAAAGCCTTTATTTCCGTTGCAGATGTTGAACAGCGGACATCTTTTCAACGCCACGGCGCACTCCCTGCCGCGTTCCCTGCGCCCCCAACAAAACTCACGGAAGAACTCGATCGCGTTTGTTTTCTTCTTTTCTCCGAAATATCCCCCGAACCTGTTCGCAAACATCATCGCAGGCAGTATTCCGTACTTTTCAAAAAACGGCGCCCATTCTCCCGAAGCGTCGGCCGTGACCACATCATCATCAAGTTTTTTCGAACTCACAACCGCAAGCAGCCTCCCGTTCACTGATATGAACGTATGCTCCCCCGTGTCGCTTATCTTATATGTAAGTGTCATTTTCCCTCCACGATATATTTTTCATAAAATCAGTTCCGTTCTTTTTCTGTTTCCGGAAAAGGATATCCCCTTTTCCATTGATATGGTTGTCCGTATTTTTCAAGATACCATTCCTCGAACTGTTTCTGATGTTCGGGATCTTGCAGATAATTCCATACGGTCTTGTATAGATACCTGCAAAAACTCGGGAGGTAGATATTTTTCTTCGTCTCCATTTTTCTCCTTTAATATCTGCTATTTGAACCGTATATTCTCCGTCACAATTTCATGTACCGTCACACGGTACGGCTTTTTCTTTACTGCCATTATGAATCCCTCTTTACAGATTGAAATGTTCTCGGCTCCACATTCAGCGCAAAACAAATAGATAAAAACTCATCCGCAGACATTTTTCTTTCTCCACGAAGAATTTTCGAAACAACATCTTTTGTCAACCCTGTCTCTTGCGCTATGTAAATCTGCTTTATACCTTTTTCCTTTACATACCTGTTAAGATTTTCATTAACACTCATTTGTTTACCGCCTTTCAATTCTATGTTTTTTAGATTACACTCGCATTATAATCTATTTTTTTTAGATTGTCAACCCCTTTCAACTATTTTTTTCTACTTTTTGTAGATTTTCGTATTGACATTTGCTATTTTTTGTTGTATACTATACTTGTATCTAAAATCAATATTTATTTAAGGTGTAAAATGTCACGCGAAACAATAGCAAAGGTATTAAAAAGATTAAGAATACAAAGCGGTTTAACAGCAGATCAAGTGGGTGAATTGCTCGGAAAAAGCGGTAAGACCGTCAATGCATGGGAAAATAATCGCGGACAACCTGACGCGGAAGCCTTAATGATGTTGTGTGATATATATAAGGTGCAGAATATTCTCGAAGAATTCAAAGACGTTCCTGAAAGAAAACAGATTCTTCCGTCAAAGAAAGAGGAGAGCCTCATTCTCGCCTACCGCGCGCACCCCGAAATGCAAGATGCGGTAAACAGACTTCTCGGCATAGAAAAACAGCCGGAGAAAAAACTTTCTCCGACCGTTTCGCATATTAAGCCCGCTCAAAAAACATATATCGTAAGAACGGCGGGACGCGGCGAGGGCGTCAAAGACGTCGAAATGACAGAAGAAGAAATCGAGTTTTACAAAAATCTTCCCGACGTTGATGAAACCGATCTTTAATAATAGCCCTTTATCGTTCTGATATATCCTCTGAATTGAGCAACAAGGCGGTGTCTTTCCGCCATAAAATCCAATTCATTCCACCATTGATACCACGACTGTAAATAACGCAGTCTTCTGTTTGCAAACGCACGGCTGACGTCGCAAAGGTGCATTATCTGCTCTGCCTCCGTGACCCCAAGGGCTTCAAGTATGCACAAAGGAGCGAGTAACCGCTCTGCAAAAGCATTCGCTTCGCGTTCCTCGACCGCCGAAAAGACAGATCGTTCTATTTCTTCCGTCTTGCATGCCTCGATATGTCCGAGCAATATGTGTCCGAGTTCGTGCGCGATAGTAAATCTCTTTCTGCGTCGCAAGGCGTTTTTCTTAATAAAGATATATGGCTTGCCCTCATGTACTTGGCAGCAGCCCTCGCGCATATCTTCATCAGGCAGATATTTAATCTTAATGCCTCGCGACTGGCACAAACCTACCATATTTATCGGAAGCTCGTTTATACCTGATTCGAACAACACTTGAAATACGATCTCACTTAATTTGTCATAGTCCGGGTCTCTCATTTTGCAATTCCTTTCTTTTCTTTTATTTTTTGTATTTACCACACAAATTATATCAGAAAAAAAAGCAATTATAGGAAATCAAATACAAAAAAGACTGAAAGGCAAAAAGAAATTATATATGTATAGTTTGTTTTTTCTCTCTCTTTCTCCCGTCATAAACAACACCATGGGAATGTTTCTCGGAATAGTATATCTTTGTCTTTGCGGTGCGGTTTGGTTCAAGGGCGGAGAACGCGATGCAAAATATCCGTCGGTATTTTTCTTTATCTCCGTTATTTTTACACCAATAATCGGAGTTATAATAATGTTACTCGCAACAAAGAAAAACGTCCGTTACTGATTTCAAAAAAAACAAAGCCCCGGCATCGGGGCTTTTTAAGAACACAAAAATATTAAGGAGATAAAAATGATACCGACAGATGATTTCAATATCAGCACGGCACAAAGAATGACTATCGGTGAAAAATTATTGAAACTCCGCATAAATGCCAAAAAAACAAGAGAAGAAGTAGCAAAAATTATAGGTGTTTCACCGCAAGCAATCTATAAATATGAAAATGGGATAGTTGAAAACCTTCCGCTAAACAGAATTGAGAAGTTCTCAAAGTTATATAATGTGACACCTTCATTTCTTATGGGGTGGGAAGATAATCCCTCTCCTCTTTCCGAAAAAGAAAAAAGTCTCATTTTCTCCTACCGCGCACACCCGGAAATGCAGGACGCAATAAAAAAACTTCTCGACATCAACAATACCAACTGAATAAAAAAAATATGAATATATAAGGAGACAACAACATGATTCAATTAGCATTACAAGGAACGATCCTGTGGGGAGTACCGACGAGCTTCATAACAGCATTTATTTTCAATATCATTCTTGTCGCTGTCGCGGTTCTCTTGTCATTCGGTATATCTAAAAAAATCGGCGGAAAACTTCGTTGGCTGTGGTTTGTTCTCTTGCTTATCGGCTTCACAATCGCTTATTTTGCTCTTGTATCGCTGTTCGGCGTTCTTATTTCACTCGCGATAAAACAATAAGTATTGACCGTATATTTTCCGAAACAGAATAAAGGATATATGCTATGGCATCAAAGGCAACAAAACTTCCGTCCGGTAGTTATCGTTCTATCGGCTCAAAAAACATCGGCGTTCCGGAGGTATCGTAATAATGGACGTTGTACTTTATATGAGATATAGCAGCGACCGCCAAACAGAGCAGTCCATAGAGGGTCAACAGCGTGTTTGTACCGAATTCTGCAAGGCGCAAGGATATAATATTGTCGGCAAATATATCGACCGGGCAACCTCCGCGTTCAAAGATACTTCCAAACGCGTATCCTTTAACAAAATGATAAAGGATAGCGACAGGCAGCAATGGCAGGCTGTTGTTGTATATAAACTTGACAGATTTGCCCGTAACAGATACGACTCTGCGACTTATAAAGCGCGTCTGAAAAAAAACGGAGTAAAGGTTATCTCTGCAACGGAAAACATCTCTGACAATCCCGAAGGAATTATTCTTGAAGCCGTCCTCGAAGGCATGGCAGAATTTTACTCAAAAGAGTTATCTCAAAAAATCAACAGAGGAATGACCGAAACCGCATACAAAGGCAACAGCTGCGGAGGGCAGATACCTTTGGGATATAAAGTTGTAAACAAGAAACTTGTAATAGATGAGCCCAACGCTGAAATAGTTAAAGAAGCGTTCGCGCGATATGCTAACGGAGAAAGCGTTGCGGATATCTGTGAGGAGTATAACAACCGAGGATACCGAACGACACGTGGATCTCCTTTCAACAAAAATTCTTTCAGAACAATGTTCAGAAACGAAAAGTATATCGGCATTTATCTCTACAAAGATATTCGAATAGAAGGAGGCGTTCCCGCCATAGTAGACAAGGACACGTTTGATGCAGTGCAAAAGCGTCTCGCCGCAAACGCGAAAGCCCCCGCAAGAGGTAAAGCAAAGGTTGATTATTTACTTGCTCAAAAAATGTACTGCGGACATTGCGGTGCCCTGATGGTCGGTGAAAGCGGGACGAGTTCGACAGGACAAACATACAATTACTATTCCTGCGGCTCCCGCAAGAGGGGTCACGGGTGCAGTAAAAAACCTCTGAAAAAGGATTACATTGAGCGCCTTGTTGCAGAGGACGCCATGGAGTTCTTAACGCCGGAAACAATAGAACTGCTTGCGGATATGGCTGTTGAACAAAATCGCGCCGATATTGCAAATGATGAACTTATACCCGCGCTGAAAGAAGAAATAAGAGATGTTTCGCAGCGCATGAACAATTTACTGAAATTCGCAGAATCAGGCATACAATCAGAAACCGTTGCCGAACGCATCGCCGATTTGGAAAAATTAAAGCGAGACACGGAACACCGCCTTGCAGAAGCACAGGGACAGTATATAGTTCTCGAACGAGAACATATTGTATGGTGGCTTTCAACCTTCCTCAACGGTGATATTAACGATTTCGAATTTCGCAAGCGCCTTTTAGATATGCTCGTCGACAAGGTCGTCGTATGGGACGACCCTGACGGTCTCAAAATCACCACGACTTACAACCTTATAGACGGAAACAAGGAAAGAGTGTCAAAAACAAGAAATAATCAGGCGTTCGAATATAAAACCGAATTGTTCACCATAAGTCCACCGTAACTATGATAAGATTACGGTGGCTTTTTATATATTAAATATGTTATGCAGAATTCAATAAACCGGATTTTGCGGATGTTAATTATGGATATAAAAAGAACAAAAGCATACTACAAACAACTCGTCAGCCGTGATTTATGCGATTGCGCGGATTGCCGAAACTATATTGCCGAAATTAAAAACACGTACCCGAAGGTTGCCGAATATCTGTTTTCTTTAGGAATTGATATAGAAAAGCCGTTCGAGACAATGCCTCTTGATATTGACAAAACGGGACATATCGAATATATAGCCTCTCAATATATAATTTTTGGCGAACCTGATGATTTTACCAAAACCGTTATTGACTCCGTGAATATTGTTATCGCTGAATCTCACCCTTCTACGGAAATAAAAGAACCTCATTTTGTTATTGAAACAGGTCCTATACGCTTGAAATGGGTAATGTAGCAAATTTCGGTCTGCCAAATTGGAGCAGATAACAAAAATGCGATTACAGGTTGTCTCATAAAAATTCATATCAGAACTACTTACAGGCGCAAAGCATCCTTTTCGGGTGCTTTTTGTGTTTTTGAGACTGTTGCTCCCTTTTTGGGGGCGTTTTTTTGTTTTGAGAGGTCTTTGCTCCTTTTTTTGGCGCATTTTTTGTCTTTCAGAGAATTGTCGCGCCCTTTTTCGCTTCAAAATATTGTTTTTTGGGGAATCGCTTTATCAAAGTAGAACAACAGAGCGACGAAATTTGCATTTTTTTTATGCAAAGATACAAAACTTAAAAAAATTACGCTAAACCACTTTACAACTTTAACGCGATGTAGTATAATAGTGTCATATCAAACAAGACCCGACAAAAATCAAACGGGCAAAGGAGAGTAAAAAAGATGAGAAAAGTATTTGCAATGACCATGGCAATCCTGATGTTGGTTCTGTGCCTCGCAGGATGCGGAAAAAAAGAACAGACAGCAACAACAACCGCGGACGGAGCACAGCAGGGTTCCACAGCGGACACAAACACGGACAGCGCTTATGTCAAGAGCAACGGCAAGTTGGTTATCGGCATCACGGAGTTTGCTCCGATGGACTTCCAAAAAGAAGGCAGCACCGAATGGGTAGGATTTGACGCAGACCTCGCGAAAGCGTTCGCGGCTGAACTCGGTGTGGAGGCTGAGTTCGTCGTTATCAACTGGGACAACAAAGAGTTTGAGTTGAACAGCAAGTCTATTGACTGCGTATGGAACGGCATGACCCTGACCGACGGTGTTAAGGCGGCAATGGAGACTTCAAACGCATACTGCAAAAATGCGCAGGTAGTTGTTCTGCCTAAGGACAAAGCGGCGAACTATTCTTCCGTTGAAGACCTCAAAGACCTCAGTTTTGCGGCAGAGGGCGGCTCTGCGGGTGAAGAAATACTGACCGAACTCGGCTACAATGTAACTCCCGTAACGGCGCAGTCCGATGCTATCAAAGAAGTTGCGGCGGGAACGTCCGATGCGGCAGTTATCGACTTGCTTATGGCAGGCGCAATGATAGGCGAAGGCACAAGTTACGACAACCTTACGTTCTCTTTTGAACTGACTTCCGAAGAATACGGCGTAGGTTTCAGAAAAGGCTCCGACCTTGCGCAGAAACTTAATGACTTCTTCGTAAAAGCATACGCCGACGGCACTATGGCAAAACTTGCGGAGCAATATTCCATCTCTTCCGCAAACATCGTTGAGCAGAAGTAA